GGTTATAAAACCACTAAACAAAAGGCTTTCTGAGAAATCAGAGAGCCTGTTTTTTTGTTTTGATACCCACCATGATACCCATATTTTAAAAACCAATGTATGAAGCGAATTTGTCAGCAACCTCATTTTTTGCTTTTTGGGTAACATGAGCATATATGTCCATCGTTGTTTGTATGTTTTCATGCCCTAATCGTTCCTGAACCTCTTTAATAGTTGCTCCAGCCTCGAACAATAGGGAGCAGTGGGTGTGTCTGAATCCGTGTGGGGTGATACGTTTAAAATCAGGATACTTTCTCCAGATTCTGTTCAACATATTGTTGACATGGACAACACTCTTAGGTTCTCCATTCTCATTTTTAAAAAGAAGTCCTTTTGTACTATACTTGTGCCAATCTTTTAAAACCTTGATTGTTTTTGAATCGAGGGTAATTGTTCGGGCACTCTTTTTTGTCTTTGGAGTCTGAAAGATAAGTTTATTATCTTCACCCTTGGCCAAGGTTTGATTGACAGTAATCTGTCCTTTTTTAAAATCGATATCAGACCATCTTAGAGCGCTAATTTCATTCTTTCGCATTCCAGTAAAAGCTAGTAATCTAAAATACGTCAGCATTTCATTATCGTCGAAGCCTTTAACGATTTTAAAGAATTCCTTAAGTTCTTCTTTGTTGTAGAACTTTTCAAGTTCATCTGTATTATTTTTTTGTCGTTTAGGCTTCAGTGTCTTTTTCATTGGATTGCTATCAATCAATTCCATAGATATTGCATAATCAAAAATCTGATTAGTTATGCTGATAATTCCAAAAAATCGTTTATATTCTTCAGCCCATTTATTAACCTGAGTTTGACACATGGTCAAACTTATTTTATTTATAGGCTTATCTCCAAAATGAGGGATAATAAGTCTATCTGCTTTGTCAATTTGGCTAACGTAGGTTGATTCTTTTACGGTATTTCTATAATGCGCTTTCCAGGTTTCATATACCTGATTAAAAGTAGTAGTTGTATTTCTGCTTCTAAAGGTTTTCTTCTCATAATCAGCTAAACACTTAGCTTCAGCCAGTCTAGCTTCACGCTCAGTTTTAAAACCACGCCTAAGAGTTACTATCTTCTTACCAGTCAAAGGATCAATCCCATGGTATGCTTTAAAATAGTAAGCAAAGCCGTCACCTTTTTTATATTTCTTGATCATTGATTTTTACCTCATTTATTGGTAAAATAGGCATAGTAAAAAGGGCTTTTTAATGCCTGTTTTACACTTCATCGATACACCTACACTCTAGATCGCCAAATTTCGAGTGTAGGTTATTTATTTTCTCCTAGTTTATTTTGTTTCAAATACATTACCACAATCTTGGCAATGCCATTGTTTCTTTCCTTTTTTTCCAGCAAATCCTGCAAGAGTACCGATTCCACCTGTTAAAGCAGCGCCCCCAACAGCTTTTCCAACAGAAAAAGCCTTTTTACCTTGCTGCATAAAGCTTACATTTTTGCTCTTGCAATGAGGACATTTGATAGCATTTTTTTCTAACATTTTTTGTTTTTTCAAAGCGTTGTTTTGCTCGGTAAATTCAACAGAATTTTCCAATACAGTTTTTACAGATCGATTTTCAATCTCTTTCATCAATTCAGGGTCTTTCCTGGCTTGTAGAAATTCACCAACTGTTTTTGCTTTTAGAAATCCTTTAAAACTCATAATAATCTCCCTTAAATATTATTAATTAAATTATAAAACTCCTCTTTTACAATTTCTTCATCAGCGATGGTTTTTAATTTGTAAGTTTCCATGAAACGAACGTAATTAAAATTTGATACATCATCTAGCTCTTTGAGTTCTGCTTCAAGCAAATGATGTATCATGTTTCTATTCGCTTGTAACTCACATTTCTCCCTATTCGCTTGGTAATTACATGGCAGATGTTCTCTATGTCCAAGCTCGTGTAGAGCCACTTTTTTCTGGTCATCATCAGATAAGCGTACATCTAAAGCCAGGACATTAAGAACTGGATTGTAAAATCCTTGGCTATGCCATTCTTCCCCATCGAAGTAGCACAAGTTAACGCCTTCAACAGCGCACAATTCTTGCACAGTCATAATTAGCACCTCTATTTATTTTTTAAATGTGCCTCCAAGACCGCTGTGATAAAATCGATGTCTTCATCTGACAGGGGCTTCCCGTCAAATAACATTGATTGTGCAGCAATATCTCTGAGGTCTAATGGTGCAGAAGCATCACCATTTTTTACAATATTCGGATTATCAGTGCGTCCTAATAAGTAGTCGGTGGACACATTGAAGTAGTTAGCAATTTCTGCGATACGCTCAGCATTTGGCGTAGAGTTTTTTATCTTATACAGTGTATTTCTGCCATAACCTAAGTCTTCTTCGACTTGTCCAAGAGCTTTTCCACGCTTTTTTGCTAATTCTTTAATTTTTTCAAATGTCTCAAACATTGTTAAATCAACCTTTCTAAGACATTACAAAAAAATTTAACAAATTTGGTGTAAAAAGGTTGACTAATTATCCCAAAAGGTGTAAAATGTTTTTTGTAAGTAAGAAATAACTAAAAAAACAACTAAGAAATAAATACATAAAAAATGTTTTGGCGAACGGTATTTATAGATTTATTATTGTTTTTATTATGCTTTCATTTTAGCCGATTTGGTGTGAGTTGTCAAGCGTAATAAAGAAAAATAGTTAAAAAATTTAGTTGTTTCTTATTTACAAAATTGTAAATAGGAGGGAACGTATATGCCAGATATCGCAAACGGTCGTGAAAAGGTTAATACTTTTTTGAAAGAGAAAGGCATTAAAAAATCAACTCTAGCGGTCGCTTATGGTTTTAAACGACAGGAAGTTACAAATATTTTAAGTGGAACGACAAAAGGTCCACGAGCGAACAGTTTCATTCTTCAGGTTATTGAAGATTATGGGATTGAGTAGGAGGGGTAGAATGAACGAACTAGAAAGAACAGCCCTCAATGAAATACTGAGGACTGTGACATATATTGCTGAGAAGTTTGATGAGTTGGATATTAAGATCTCTCAATTGGGAGAAGTGAAAGACAATGCTTCATCTGCGTCGTAATCTGCTGCGATAAATTGAGCTGCTGATAGAATGAACTTCTTTAAATCCTCGATATCTTTACCATCATGCCTGCGGACATAATGAGTCTCATCATTACCGATCCAGGCAACAGATTTTGCCAAGGCTTGAATTTTCGGAAAATCGTTTAAGTATGTAGCAATTACTTGCCCAAGCATAATTGTTTTGATTTTTTCTTCGTCGTCTTTATTTTTAGATATCGCGTAATCTTTTATGAGAAATTCTGCTGCTTTACGATAGCCGACGCCTGCAATTTGATTCAATACCTCAGATTCAGCAACGGTTGCTTGAGAATAGATTTCGACAAAAACAGGAGAAACTTTTTCTATGTTTTCAGGGAGTTTAACCTTGATTTGAGGGCGGTAGGTATAATTTACCGTTGATGTATCAAAATCATCATTGATATATTCTATCACAAAATATTTCAAACAATCTTCAAAAGAGCATCGGAAAATAACGGCAAATCTCCCGTTATCTAAAAAACTTGTTGTTTCAGAGCTTGTACTTTGTCCAACATGTTGAGGAGACATGGTTCTACCGCAGTGAGGACATTTTGAAGGTGTGTCAATTGTAACGATTCTTCGTCTATCTCTAAAAGCAATCTCAACATTAAGTTTCATAATAAAAAATCCAATCGTTTTTATTTTATTATACCAAATTTAGAAAGGAAATAGCGTGTGAACGAAGTAGCATTATCAAATAATTTAACTCAGATTGAGCTTGAAATCAGCCACCACAAGCAAATAGCTGGTCAGTCCATTTGGGAAATCGGCAGACGATTAAATCATGTAAAACAAAATGATTTGGCACATGGACAGTTTATGGAATGGTTGAAGAAAATAGAGTTTAGCCAGACAGTCGCTAACCAGTTTATGAAAGTAGCAAAAGAACTTCCATATTCTGTGACGTCACAGAATTTAGGGATTAACGCACTTTACTTGATTGCAACTCTTCCAGAGGACGAACAAAAAGCTCAAATTAACAGGATTGAGCAAGGGGACAGTCCGACCGTCAGAGAATTGCAAAAACTAAAAAATAAACTAAAAATTAGCCAAAAAGCAAATGAGCTTTTAAAAGCTGAAAATGAGAAAATCAAGTCTTCAAAAGTAGAAGTGAAAGAGACCATCAAGGAAGTAATTCCGGACGACTACAAGGCTACACAGGACCTTAACAAGCAGCTGCTAGAAAAAAATAAGGAACTCTCAAAAAGTGTGAAGGCGATGGAAGAACGCTCTGAATTTATCGAAAAGCAACTTGCTGACACACTGGCCCAGAGGGAAGAGGTAGACAAGAAATCTGCTCAGTACGATGAATTAACACGAGCGATTGAAGAATCGCAAGGGCAACTCAATAGTGTACAGAAGCAAATCTCGGCTTACAAGAATATCACAAACCTACTTCAAAAGGGAAATGACTTTTTAGCAAGTATGGGAGGTCTGATCTATGCAGACGAAGAAAAAGTCCTGAAAGCAGATGGAATTATAAGAAATGAATTTGATAGTTTTATTAGCCGTGGCCTTCGTTTCTTCAACGACCTGAACGACATTCGCAAAGAAAGTGACATTTTAGAAGGAGAATTACTATGACATCAGAAATTATGCAAGTCAATCAAAACGAACTTACTCAGGAAGATATTTTAATTCAAGTCTTGCAGACTCAAAAAGAGTTAAAACAAAATCAAGAAACTTTAGCCATAGATGTTGATTATTTAAAAAATGAGCAACCAGTCAACCCTTCGGTTTGTCTAGCATTGGAAAAATTGCGTAAGAAGAAAGTCGTGGCTTTGCTTGGTGGGAAAGACAGCCAGGCATACCGTGACCGACATTTTGCACAATCTGTATTTGCTCAGGCTGCTAAAGACTTCAAGGACTACTTCCGTATCCCTCGCTACGACTTATTGAAGCGTAAGGATGAAGAGCAAGCATTTGACTACTGGAACAGCTGGGAGCCATCAGCGAATACTAAGCTTGAAATCAAAGCTCGCAATGGACAGATGAGTTTGGTTGGATAATAAAAAACACTTCACAAAACAAGTGAAGTGCTCAACAAAAATAAAAACATTTACATTATATCATAAGTTGGAGTTGAAGATGAATATTCTAAGTGAAGAATTTGAAAATGGAATAAGAACAGCGGTACGAACTCAATTTAAAGAATCGTTCACTGAATTCTTGGACCAAGAGGTGGCAGAAAAACGTTGGCTATCGCTTGAGAGTGCTGCATACTATGCTGATTGCAGTTCTAACACCATCAGAAAGTGGATAAAGATGGGTTTAAATCTTTATAAAATCGATGGGACGAAGCGTATTGATAAGAATGAATTAGATACATTCATTCAAGAAAATATTGTAATTTAAAAGAGAGGATGAATTGAGCAGGAGGGCAGGTTTTTGAGTATTAGAGATGAGATACATTTGTTAAAACATGAGAATGTGTATTTGAGTAGGACATTAGCAGATTTGAAATTGATAGTTATCGGTTTGAGTCTCTGCTTACTTGTTGCAGTTGTTTTCGTAGTAAAGATTGAAGATGATCGAAATCATCAAATTAAAGAGCTTCGATCTCAAATAACTGACAACAGAGATAGCATGAGAAACAATGCTATCAGGATTTCATATCTTGAGCAAGATGATAAATTGATCAGAGAAAGGATTGATTTAAACAATGAGTGAAGTATTAGGTGGAATTTTTACGTTGATGATGTTCTTTATGATGGGAGCTTTTTGCCAATATTTAGAATGGCGAAAGGCTGAGAAAAAGCGTGAAGCAGAAGAGTTGCTTGATCTGCAGGCTATGTATGTTTTGGCAGCACAAGAATATGCCGTGCGTCAAGCTGCCCTACGTAGCCAAGAAGAACGCAAAAAACGGACTTTTAAAATGAGAAACTGGGATGAAGAAGATCTCAGCGGGTGTCGTAAGTAAGGAGAATAAAATGAAAGAAAAATCATACGAACAAGTGCTTGATGAAATGATTGAAGAAGACAAGGTCAATAATCCGAATCACTACAAGGGCAAGTTTGGTCTTGAGGCAATAGACGTTGTCCGAAACTTCGCAGGTAATCTAACAGCCGTGCAAGGATTTTATTGGGGCAATGCAATTAAGTATCTATTGCGATTCCAAGCGAAGAACGGACTGGAAGATTTGAAGAAGGCCAGAAAAAATCTGGATTGGTTGATTGAGGAGATGGAAAATGAATAAAAAAAAATTGGTTAAGGCATTGATGAACCGAATGCAAATTTTTGGATATTTCCCAAGTTTCACAAACGTAAAAATTTTTATCAGAGAATATGAAAAATTGACTAATTCGGAGCCACAAAAACCAGTCGTACCGCAATTTGTGGCGGATTGGTTGAGTAAACTAAAAAGTGGCCTGTTTGGGTTAAATTACGACTCAGTACCAAGTGAAATTTATGATTGGGTATATGCGACAGAAGATAATCTCAGAAAGTTGCATTTAGCTTTTGTTTATGGCTACGAGGTTGAGAAAGAGAAGCGATATGAAGTGATATTGTGCAATGGACAGTCGTTGAAAACTGTGTACAGACAGGGTGAGGATCGTCTTGATTTTGAAAAAGTGTATGGCGATCTTGAAAGATTTACTAGAAAACAATTAGAAGAAGCCGGCTTTGGCTGGGTGTTTGATTGCCCAGGCATAGAAGTAGAGGAGGTGGAGTGATGGGATTAACGCTAAATAGCACAATTAGCGACTTGATTTTAGCAATCGGCGAAACTATAACTAGCTCTGATGGCGAAATTACGGCTGTAAGAATGGACATACCCGGCCCTCCCTTTTACTTAGAAATCGAGGTAAAACCAAAAAAGGAGGTGGAAGAATGAAAGATTTGATGTTTTGGGGAATGTTCTTTGCTTGTTTGCTGATTTCAGCTATGACATTCTACATTATGTATTCTCAAGCGATGGTCAATAGAGATTTAGAAAGAAAATACTATGACTTAAAACAAGAAATTGTAAGAGTTTTTGGCTGGGAAGAATGGGACTGGGCAAATAATTTTAGGGATTATGCTCGCAAAGTTGATGAACTTATAAAGTTTAAAAAAGAAATCGAACAGCTTGAAATTATTAAAAAAGCATTAGAGCTCAAAAGTTTGGAAGAGTTGCAAGAAAAGAAAGAACATATTGAAAATGTAATCAAAACGTTAGAAAAATAAAGGAGGCAACCAATGGCCGAGATTAAATTAATATTTTTCATTACCTCTTGCGTGGTATCGTTCTACGCGGGAGTGGTGTTGAGCAAGCCAAAACAGCCAATTATCATTTATCAGGTTGATAATGCAGGCGCAGAAATGCACGGCTACATCACGAACAAAGAGATAATAGACGGGCACTACACGGTCACGGCTGGCGCTTATGGCAAGTTTTTGCTATCAGCCGAGCAGTATGAGGAATTAGAAATCGGTGACGAGATACCCGATTATTTGAAAGGAAGAGGAAAATGATCAATAATGTAACGCTTATAGGCCGAATGACAAGAGATGCCGAATTAAAGCAGACTCCTAGCGGTCAATCGGTCGCTATATTCAACCTGGCTGTCAATCGGAATTTTAAAAATAGCGATGGTGAGAGAGAAGCGGATTTTATCAATTGCGTGATTTGGGGAACTAATGCTGAAAATTTGGCTAATTGGACTAAAAAAGGGGCTTTGATTGCTGTTGTTGGTCGAATACAGACCAGAAACTACGAAAATCAACAAGGTCAGCGTGTCCATATTACTGAAGTCGTTGCCGAAAGATTCCAGACTTTAGAGAAGAGAGACAATACTGATAATGCAAACAGCCTATATGGCCAAGCACCAAATACCCTTGATGTTAGCGATGATGATTTACCATTTTGAGGTTGAAAAATGAGATTAAAAATCTATAGGAAAGAAAGTCAGCATAGAGACTACTTTTATGTTTATTCAATTTCCGGTAATTTTTACGGAAGTAATTATTATGCTGATATATATGATAATTTTGTTGTAATCGATAATTTTGAAGATTTTTCTTATTGGTTTGAGCAACAGATTTATTATCTTACTCTTGATCAATTCGAAAAAATCGATGGTATGTGGCTACGGATGATGTACCAAAATTATACAGAGCGAGACCAACTGCCGTTTTAAGGAGACAATATGGAAAATTTAAAAAACAACGATTTCGTTAATAATATGAAATCAGTGATTGAGGAATATGAATTTCTCAAAGATGAAGTCAAGCGCTGTTATCATGATATGGAAGAAAATGAAGCAAAGATTGATAATCTGGTAAGGCAAAAAATGATTTTAGTAGAAGACTTGGCTCGTAAAACTTGGGAAGATATGGCACAGACGGCATTTAAGCGAAAACAAGCAAGAAAATGGCATGCGCATTAGAAAGGGATATAAGGATGTCAGAAATTAAATGGATCAAAATTACGACAGATATTTTTGATGATGAAAAAATACGATTAATCGATTCATTGCCAGAACATGATGCTATCTTGGTGATCTGGTTTAAGATTTTGACTCTAGCCGGGCGACAAGGCGGAAACGGATTGTTGATGATGACTAATAAAGTTCATTATACAGACGAGATGCTAGCTGCCATTTTTTGTCGGCCGTTAGCAACAATACGTCTAGCATTGCAGATATTTGAGCAATTTGGCATGATCGAAATAATCAACGGCATTATTTCACTACCAAATTGGGAAAAACACCAAAATGTTGATGGAATGGAGAAAGCCAAAGAGCAAACAAGAAAAAGAGTCGCTCGTTATCGAGAAAAACAAAAGCAGTTACTTGAAAATGGTAACGTTACAAGTAACGTTACAGTAACGCAAAGTAACGCAACAGATATAGATATAGAGATAGAAACAGATAGAGAAGAAGATAAAGATAATATAGTAGTAATAGATAAGCAAAATTTTGTTCAAAAAATTGAAGCAAATCTAGGTCGTGGTCTTGTAAAATTTGAATTTGACATGATTAATGACTATCTATTGAATCAAAAAGTCTCTACTGCCCTATTCCTCGAAGCTGTTAAAATAGCTGTTGCGAACAATGTACGTAAATTTAATTACATTGCACGAATTTTGGATAATTGGATTGATCAAGGCATTAAAACGCCTGAACAAGCCTATCAAGCTCAACGTGATTTTCAAGCTAAGAAAAATAATAAGACCATGAATAGCGCTAAAAAATCATCAGGTAATAACCCTGAATGGAGCAAGCCAGACTATAAAAATGAAATTAGTCCTGAGAAAAAAGCTGAGCTTGATAAGAAGAAGCAAGAGTTGCTTAAGAAATTGGAGAAGTAAATGTTTATTTTAAAACATACAGAAAATCAAAAGAAACAATATTTAATGAATGTATCTTTTGATAGAACCGGCATCAAAGCTTCATTTTCAGACGAAGTTAAAGCGATGCGATTTTCTAGCCGTGGGGCGGCAGTTCAAGTATTGCATGCACTCTATAATTCTTACGGTCAATTTTATCCTATTGAAGTCGAATAATAAAGAAAGGTCAGAAATGGAATTAAGGTTAAAAGAGTTGAGAGAAGATCTTGACTTGTCTGTGAGTGATGTATCTAATGACACAGGCATATCTAAAAGCTCTATTCGCTTGTATGAAAAAGGAGGGATTCCATCAATCAAGCAGATTGAAGTAATTGCTAGAGCATACGATGTCCCCCCCTCATGGCTTATCGGATGGGTTGATAAAAGAGAGAAAAAAATGCCACTAATAAAAGTGATAGAGAAAGTAGTCTATCGAGAAGTTAAAGGCGCAAGACTTCCGCCTTATCACAATAATGACAATAACGGAAAGCTTATTAAATGGAAAGAGTCTGTCCGACTAGTACCAATTAAAAAGTAGTTCAAGGAGGTATTATGGAATATAGTTCTGAGGGGATACCGCTTTTACCAGAAATAAACGAGCAAGAGACGATTAGACGGGCGGAGTCGAAGCTTGAAGAGTACCATCGTTGGAAAATTATTGCTTGTGAATCTCTCGAACAAAAAATAACTCAAAGCTTTACGATTGAGCCAAGAGGAGGCGGAAAACCTAGTAAGCAGGTAGAAAAGCTAGGGATTCGAAGAGCTGATGCAACATCAGAACTAGAAGCTATTGAGCAATCCATTAGCAATATATTTGATACGGATTATCGTTGTATTTTAATTAATAGATATGTCAGGCAGCCTAAATTGCAACATAATGAGATTGCTAGGTTACTACATGTCGAGAATACGAGATATTTCGAGATGAGAAATATGGCCCTGTTAGCCTTTGCTGAACAATATAGAAATGCTGTTCTAGTTGTCGAAAAGCGGAGAAAATGCGGAGAAATTGCGGAGTAAATGCGGAGATTGTTTTGGGGAAATGGTGTTATACTAGTATTATCGAATAATAAGGACTAGGCAGGAACACCCTGCCTTTTTCGTTTGATTGGAGGTGAGGATGTGCGAAAAGTGGAACCAATCCGTGATACAGATGATATCGAACGCATGAAGGATTATCTAAAGGATAAGAATGAACGAGATTATGTGTTGATGGTCACTGGATTGTATTCTGGTATGAGAATTAGCGACATCCTTCCTTTAAAGGTTAAGAGCGTGAAGGGAAGTCATATAGAAGTGACCGAACGTAAGACTGGAAAGACTAAAAGGTTCGCTATTAATCCAGCCTTAAGAAAAGCCCTTGATCATTATATTAAAGAAAATGATCTGAAAGATTATGATTATCTATTTCCTTCCAGAAAAAAAGTAAATAGCGAAGGCTTGAGGATAACACATATTGGCAGGGTAGCTGCTTATCAGATTTTAAGAGATGCAGGAGAACATACAGGTCTTACCAATATCGGAACTCACTCAATGAGAAAGACCTTTGGTTATCATCACTATAGAAAAAATCAGAACGTTGGGATATTGATGGAATTGTTTAATCATTCTTCACCAGATATTACCTTAGGTTATATAGGATTTAAGCAGGATGAGTTAGATAATAGCATGTTGAATTTCAGCTATTAGCAGTATTTATTTAACATAATAAAAAAAAGTAAATTCATATTAAGCAAAATCAAATACATCTTATGAGAGAGTAAGGAAGACGACCCTATGGTTTAAATTAACAGAATATAAGATATGTTAAATTCAAGTACCCTCCCCCTGATAAAAAAATGGGGTAGGCTTGATAAAAAAAATACCCTGGTTAGAAAAAAAATGATATTAAAAATATCACCCCCCCTACCCTAAAAAAGAAAGGCCCCCCTCAATGAATAACCTCAGGCAAGATAGGACGGGACCACATCGAGTAGCTTTTGAAAAAAATAAAAAGATTATCCTTAAAACAAGGAATACTTGTGGAATATGCGGACTCCCCGTAGATAAATCATTGAAGTACCCGCACCCTTTGAGTCCAGTTATTGATCACATCATTCCAATTAATAGGAATGGTCATCCATCTGATATTAAGAACTTGCAGTTATCGCATTGGCAATGCAACAGACAGAAGTCTGATAAGTTATATGCAGATGATAGATCAGCCAACAGTACAGTTGTTGGGAATAGGAATCTGCCACAGAGTAGAGACTGGACGAAATACAGATCGTAAATGATTTTAAAAATATTTTTAAAAATCATAGAAATAATTAAAAAAATAAAAAATAGTAATTTTTTTAAAAAAGTAAAAAAATAATAATTTTGAAGATTTTTGAGAAAAAATAAAAATTTTAAAATTTTTTAAAATTGCCAAAGGTGGGGGGTTACCCCCTCCCCAGAGGCTCGGCCGAGCTTCACGCCGTCACTGTACATTTTTTCTCGCGCCAAATCTCAAGACGAAAGGAGACTGAATTGGAATTAAGAGGGATTGACTATCTGAGAAGAAAACTTGAATCTTGTAGGTTAAGAGTTAATCTGAGATACAAGCATTACGCCATGAAATATTATGAAGCGTCGATAGGAATAACGATTCCTCCAAATATCAGGGCGCAGTATCGGTCCACTTTGGGTTGGGCTGCAAAAGGAGTAGATAGTCTTGCAGATCGTTTGATTTTTAGAGAATTTGCCAATGATGATTTTGAAGTTATGGAAATCTTCAATCGGAACAATCCTGATATCTTCTTTGATAGCACTATTCTATCAGCACTGATTGGATCGTGTAGTTTTATCTATATTTCGAAAGACGAAGATGATGAGGTGAGATTACAAGTCATTGAATCGAGTAATGCGACTGGAGTAATTGATCCTATTACTGGATTGCTTGTTGAAGGTTATGCGGTATTGGCTAGGGACGATTATGGTCGGGCAACTTTAGAGGCTTACTTTGAGCCAAATGCAACCCATTTCATCCCGAAAGATGGTCAAACCTACTCGATCAGCAATCCAACGAATATTCCACTGCTGGTTCCTGTGATTCATCGGCCTGATGCGGTAAGACCGTTTGGCCGTAGTCGTATCACGAGGGCTGGCATGTATTATCAAAAATATGCTAAGCGTACTTTGGAACGGGCGGATATTACGGCAGAGTTCTACTCATGGCCTCAAAAGTATATTCTTGGACTGGATCCTGATGCAGAGCCTTTGGAAAAATGGCAAGCGACTGTATCAAGCCTGTTGACGATTTCGGCTAGTGATAATGGGGAAAAGCCAAACGTTGGCCAGTTTAGCACTGCCAGCATGTCTCCTTTTACCGAACAGCTAAGAACAGCTGCTGCTGGATTTGCTGGCGAAATGGGCTTGACATTAGATGATTTAGGGTTTGTGTCAGACAATCCATCATCAGTTGAAGCTATCAAGGCTAGTCATGAGAATTTGCGCTTGGCAGGACGGAAGGCACAAAGGTCTTTAGGCGCTGGATTTTTAAATGTTGCTTATGTTGCTGCTTGTTTGCGTGATGAATTTCATTACGTAAGAAGTGAATTTGTGAGAACAACAGTTAAATGGGAACCATTATTTGAAGCAGATGCTAATATGATGACCATGGTTGGCGATGGTGCCCTGAAATTGAATCAGGCATTACCTGGTTATATTAACGCTGAAACCATTCGTGATCTTACAGGAATTGCAGGTGATATGTCTGCTGTGCCTATTGTGAATGAAGGTGAATCAGATGGAACATGATGTTTTACCTGCTATTCTTCAAGAAGTTCAAGAGAGATTCGAGAGAGATTATGGGAAAAGTGAGATCGTCAGAAATGCTTTTGCCACGTTGGAAGCTAAAAAAGCAACCTACAAAACAGCAAATGAGTTTGCTATTGAGGTCGGAGAAATTCTTTCTAAGGCTCTAGGAGCTTCTTTAATCGCTGATAAATTGCCAGATGGAAAAATGTATTACAATATCGCTCAACGGTTGTTATCGGACGTTCTAGGGCGTAATTATGAGATAATAAGCGGTTATACGAGAGATGTACAGAAGAAACTGAATACAGATGCAAAAATCAGTTTGAAAGTGCAAGTTCCTGAATTGAATCAGGATAGAATTGCTGGCATTGTTAATCGATTGGCATCTGAAGAAAAATTTGAAGATGTCAGTTGGTTGTTTGGTGAGCCTATCGTTAATTTTTCTCAATCTATCATTGATGATAGTATTCAAAAAAATGCGGAGTTCCATTACAAATCTGGATTACAACCTGAAATTGTTAGAAAATCTTATTTTCATTGCTGTGATTGGTGTCAAGAAGTACAAGGTAGCTATAAATATCCAAGAGTTCCAAGAGATGTTTATAGGAGGCATCAACATTGTCGTTGTATTGTTGACTATGACCCAAAAAGCGGGAAAGTTAAAGACATTTGGAGCAAAATTTGGAGAAAAACAGATGAAAGTGATAAGATAGAAGCAAGAAAAAATATCAATGGAAAATCTCAAATGAGCGAAGTGAGAAAACTTGCGCTTCAAGAAGGAATTTCCTCAAATCCTATCAAAAAAAGTCGTAAAAAACTAACTGAGGAACAAATCATCACTGCTGTTAGTGGCGGTGATAAAACAAAAGGGTCATGTTCGTCAGCAGCATTTGCGTATATTGGAAATAAAGGCGGTTATACTGTTTTAGATTTTCGAGGAGGTAAAAGCTGTGACTTCTTCTCTAGAGATAGTAGAATCCAAATGATAGGAAATCTTCCTGGTGTTAAAATGCATGTCGTTAAAAACACGAATGACTTTACTGCAGTCAGAGAATTGTTGAAAAAGGTAGAAGATGGGAATGAATATTACTTGGCAACAGGTAGGCATGCGGCTGTTATAAGAAAAAATGAAGGACGTTTTGAATATTTGGAGTTGCAATCCAGAATATCAAACGGGTTTAAACCATTAGATAATGTTGTTCTGAAAGAAAGATTCAAGTGTAAAAAAACACATAGTACCAGACATGGAAAATATGAAGTGGATAGTTATATCATCGATTCAAATTCATTGAAAGATAATCCTGAGTTCCATAATTTATTGAGCTTCATTAACACAGCTGGTTCTAAGCAAATGAAAGGAATTGAAGGCCATGAAAAGTGATTATGAAGAAGTAAATTGGTCCGAATATTGTTATAAAGAAAATGATGATGATAAAATTTGGTGGGTTGATACGTCATGGTTTGCTAGAGGATTGATGTTGTTTACATTTGATAAGAAAAAGTTCTATAACCTTTTTGAAGATTATCCTCATAATATGACTTTAGAAGAGGTTGAAATCTTTGATAAAGAAAATCCATTTTGGGCTGAGTTTTTTTCAGACCGAAAATAGTAATTTTAAGCACTCGAAAGAGTGCTTTTATTGTGGTTTAGATTAGGAGGTGATCCGATATCTCCCAGCGAGAGGGTTATCATGCAATGACGATTGAAAGGAAATTAGAATGGCAAGGAAGAAACTTGGCAATCAGAATCCTACTCAATCGGTAATTTTAAAATACGTCAAGAAAAATTCAAGAGCTAAAGAAGCGATTGAACTTTACGAGCGGACAGGGCTTTCTTGCTATGCTTGGCAGAAAAACCTGCTATTGCCTTTGATGGCGGTAGATAAAAATGGGCTTTGGGTACACCAAAAGTTCGGATACTCTATTCCTCGTCGTAATGGTAAGTCCGAAATCCTCTACATAGCTGAAATTTGGGCGCTGCATAAGGGATTGAATATCCTACATACAGCTCACCGAATTTCTACATCACATGCTTCATTTGAGAAGGTGAAACGATACCTTGAAAAAATGGGATATGTGGATGGTGAGGATTTCAATTCCATTCGTGCGAAAGGGCAGGAGAGAATTGAACTTTACTCAACAGGTGGTGTTGTCCAATTTCGTACCAGGACTTCAAATGGCGGTCTTGGTGAAGGGTTTGACATGCTGATCATTGATGAGGCTCAGGAGTACACGACCGAGCAAGAATCTGCTTTGAAATACACGGTTACGGACAGTGAAAATCCTATCACAATCATGTGTGGGACACCTCCGACCCCTGTTTCAAGCGGTACAGTCTTTACTAAGTATCGTGAGACTTGTCTTTTTGGAAAAGGGAAGTATTCTGGTTGGGCTGAGTGGTCTGTTTCTGATGAAAAGGAAATCGACGATGTGGAAGCCTGGTATAATTCCAATCCATCCATGGGTTACCACTTAAATGAGCGTAAGATTGAGGCAGAGCTTGGTGAGGATAAGCTGGACCATAATATCCAACGTTTGGGATTTTGGCCAACTTACAACCAGAAATCTGCCATTTCTGAGACGGAGTGGAATGAGCTTAAGGTGGATGATGTTCCAAAATTATCTGGCAAGCTATCTGTTGGTATTAAGTATGGCCAAGATGGAACGAACGTGGCATTGAGTATTGCTGCACGGACTAAAGATGGTCGTTTCTTTGTTGAGACAGTAGATTGTCAATCTGTTCGTAATGGGAATGAGTGGATGGTTGCATTTTTGCGTCAAGCTGATGTGGCTCAGATTGTCATTGATGGCGCAAGTGGTCAAAAGATCCTGGACGAAGAGTTGAAGGACTATAGAATCAAGAATGTGATTCTGCCGACGGTGAAAGAAATCATCGTGGCCAACGCTCTTTGGGAACAGGGAATTTACCAGAAGACCATCTGCCATGCTGGTCAACCATCATTGTCTAAAGTAGCCACTAACTGCGACAAGCGGAATATTGGCTCAAATGGTGGTTTTGGCTATCGATCGCACTTTGACGACATGGATATTTCATTGATGGATAGCGCTTTGCTTGCGCATTGGGCTTGTGCTACGGCTAAGCCTAAGAAAAAGCAAAAAATCAGTTATTAAAATAAGCAGTCTTGTGACTGCTTTTTTTGATGCCCAAAAATTACCGAACTGCCGGGGAAGCAGGAGAAAGGAGACATGAGAATGTCAGAATTTAAACCAATCACTACACAAGAAGAATTTGATGCTGCTATTAAGGAGCGTTTATCTCGTGAGAAATCAAAGTATAGCGACTATGACCAGATCAAATCTCGTGTTACCGAATTGGAAGAAGAAAATGTTGGCTTGAAGTCAACGATCGAAGCTACTAATCAAAGTAAAGCAGATGCTGATAAGCAACTTGAAGACATGCAGAAGCAAATCGCTGGTTATGAGACAGCTAGTTTGCGAACTCGTGTGGCTCTACAGTATGGCTTACCTTATGACCTTGCAGATCGTTTGCAGGGAACTGATGAAGAAAGCTTTAAAGCTGATGCGGAACGCTTGGCTAAATTTATGAAACCAGTAAGCAAAGTAGCACCTATAAAATCAACAGAACCAATCGTCCCTAAAGAGGACGATGACAGAGCCATGGTTAGAAACTTGGTTCAAAGTTTAAATATTGAAGATTAAAGGAGAAAAAAATATGTCAGAACAACTTTCAAAAGGAAATCTATTTAATCCAGAACTTGTAACAAAAGTAATCAACAAGGTGAAGGGTCATTCGTCAATCGCTAAGCTATCACCCCAAAAGCCTATTCCGTTTAATGGACAACGAGAGTTCGTTTTCGATTTCGATTCTGATATCGATATTGTAGCAGAAAACGGCAAAAAGACTCACGGTGGTGTGAGCCTCGAGCCTGTAACTATTGTGCCACTCAAAGTTGAATACGGCGCTCGAGTATCTGATGAGTTTTTGTATGCTTCTGAAGAAGCAAAAGTTGACATGCTCACTGATTTTGTTGAAGGTTTTTCTAAAAAATTAGCTCGTGGTCTTGATATCATGAGTATTCATGGTATTAATCCACGAACCAAACAAGCCTCCACAATTATTGGTGATAATTGCTTTGATAAAAAAGTTACTCAGACAGTTCCTTTCAAAGAAACTAACCCAGATGAAAACATGGAAGATGCAGTTGGTATGATTGATGGTTCAGAACGTGATATAACTGGAGCAATTTTGGACCCTATCTTTACTACAGCACTTTCGAAAATGAAAAATGCTGAAGGTGGGAAATTGTATCCTGAATTGGCATGGGGTGGTGTACCTGATGCAATCAATGGATTGGCAGTAGATAAAAACCGCACTGTATCATACTCACAAACAGATCCTAAAAACACAGCGATTGTTGGGGATTTTGAAACAATGTTTAAATGGGGCTATGCGAAAGAAGTTCCGATGGAAATCATCAAGTATGGTGATCCTGATAACAGCGGTCGTGACCTTAAAGGGCATAACCAGATTTATATCCGTTGCGAAGCATACATTGGATGGGGCATCATGGACGCTGCTAGTTTCGCTCGTATTGTGAAAGCGGGGTAGTATATGGAATACATTAATGTAAAAACTGGGGCTTTTATTGTTACCGAAAATGCAATTAGCGGTGGCGACTGGGTTCCAGCTGATCAAGTTACTAAAAATGTGGATTCGCAAGAAGCCGCAGACAGTCAGGGAGATCTGACTGTCTCTCAAATTAAAGCCCGCTTGGATGAGCTGGGTGTCGAGTACGACAAAGGAGCTAAGAAGGCTGACTTGCTTGCTCTTTTAGAACAACATGAAGGGTAGTTAAAATGACAACATTTGCAACAGTGGAAGACCTTGAAACTTTGTGGCGTTCCTTGAAATTTGATGAACGAAAGAGAGCAGAGGCGCTGTTGACAATAGTGTCAGACTCTCTTCGTGAGGAAGCTAAGAAAGTCAGCAAGGATTTGGATAAGATGGTAGCTGAAAGCACATCTTATTCAAGCGTCGTTAAATCTGTAACTATAGATGTGGTGGCTCGTACTTTGATGACCTCGACAGATCAGGAGCCGATGACTCAAATGGCTGAGTCAGCCATGGGATATTCCTTTAGTGGTTCATATTTGGTTCCTGGAGGCGGTCTCTTTATCAAGGACTCTGAGTTGAAACGTCTGGGGCTTAAAAAGCAAAGATATGGGGTGATTGATATCTATGGGACGAATTAAAGGAATTACAATCACTCTTATAGAAACTGTTGAGAAAGGGAGGGATGACTTCGGTCATCCCATTTTTGAGGAAGTTAAAACTCAAGTAGATAATGTCCTCATTTCTCCTACCTCAACTGATGACGTCACAACTCAAATGAACTTGACCGGAAGAAAAGCGGAATACACTCTTGCGATTCCAAAGGGTGATATTCATGATTGGGAGAATAAAGAGGTTTTGTTTTTTGGTAAGCGTTGGAAAACATTTGGGATTCCACTAGAAGGCATCGAGGAAATGATTCCTCTGAGTTGGAATAAGAAAGTGATGGTAGAGCGCTATGGGTAATTCGGATTTTAAGTTGAATCGTGCTGGAGTGTCGGAATTGATGAAATCAGGTCCTATGCAGAAGGTCCTTTCTCAATATGCATCAGACATACAAGCTAGGTGTGGTGATGGGTATGTTAAAGATATCCATGTTGGTAAAAATCGTGCTAATGCTATGATTAGTGCCAAGACCTATAAAGCTAAGAAGGACAACTTGAAAAATAATACTCTTTTGAAGGCGGTGAGATAAATGATAGAGATTGTGGTTAAAAAATATCTTGACGGTCATTTGTCTGTCCCGTCATTTTTTGAGCATGAGGTGACAATGCCGAAAGAATTTGTCATTGTAGAAAAGACCAGAGGAGCTAATAAGGATTACGCAAAATCTGCTACATTTGCTTTCCAAAGTTATGCAAGTAGCTTGCAAAAAGCTGCTGAATTAAACGAGAAGGTTAAGAAAGTCATCTATGACATGATCGAGCTGAATGAAATCAGCGGAATTCATCTAAATAGCGACTACAATTTTACAGATACTGGAACTAAAAAATATCGCTATCAAGCGGTATTTGATATTAATTATTTTTAAGAAATGGAGAATGGAATGGGAACAGAAGCTCAGACAACACAAACAACATCAACAACTTCATCATCATTGGTGACGACTGCCAAGCCCAAGGTAGGCGGAGCAATTTATTCTGCGCCAACTGGTACAGCATTGCCTACAGATGCGACCTCAGCACTGGACAAGAAATTTGTATCGCTTGGCTACATTTCGGAAGATGGACTAGAAAATGAAAACTCTCCTGAATCCGAAAACGTGAAAGCTTGGGGCGGTGACATCGTGCACTCTTCACTGACAGAAAAACCTGATACTTTTAACTACACTCTGATTGAAGCGTTGAATCTCAATGTGTTAAAAGAAATCTACGGAGCTGATAATGTATCTGGAGATCTTAAGACAGGTATCACTATCAAGGCCAACTCGAAAGAACTTGCTAGTCATTGTGTGGTGGTTGATATGATCTTGAAAGATGGTACATTTAAGCGGATTGTAATTCCTCAAGGTAAGGTTACATCCATCGGCACTATCTCTTACAAGGATGCTGAAACTGTAGGCTATCAAACAACACTTACAGCATTTCCAAACGCTGAAGGCGACACTCACTACGAATATATCAAAGGAGAATAATACATGTCTGAAATTAAATCATTTAAAGGGACTACTTCAACAGGCTTTGAGTTTGATATTAGCCAAAAGCGAATGGAAAACTATGAAGTCCTTGAGGTTTTAGCTGAAATTGATAGCAATCCTCTGTTAGTACCAAAACTCTTGAAATTACTTTTGGGAGAACAAGCGGAAGACTTGAAAAACCATGTCAGAGATGAAGACGGAATGGTTTCTACTGACAAATTGATGAAAGAAATCACGGATATTTTTGAATCTCAGTCAGTAAAAAAATAGTAGCCCTCTCTAGAATGATTCAGACAGATGAGGATGCTTTGATTTGTGATTTAGCTGAAACGTATCAAATCTATGACTACAGACAGCTACCTGCCTATCAGGTAGCTGTTTTTTCATATGGGTTACGTGAGGATTCGAGAATCAAAGTCGCAATGTCAGGGCAGAATGTTTCAATGCAGTTACTCATCCAGGCAAGTATTTTAGATAGATTATCTATGCTGGTCTGGTTTAAGACCAAGGATGGCCAGAATGGGATTAATCGTCCTGTTTCAATGGTTGATCAATTGACTAAGGCCGAAGAGGAACGAGAACAAATGACATTCTCATCTGGAGAGGAATTTAAAAACTATAGAAATGAAATGTTAAAAAAAATTGGAGGAGGTAGTTAATGGCAACAGAATTAGGCCAAGCTTATGTGCAGATTATGCCTTCTGCTCGTGGAATCAGCGGGAAGATTAAAGCTGCTATCTCGCCAGAAGTAGAATCTGCTGGGCAAAGTGCTGGTGCATCTCTAGGAGAGAGGATGGTCAGCCTTGCTAAGAAGGCTATTGCCGTAGCTGGGATAGGGAAGTTCTTTTCTGCTTCAATCGTGGAGGGTGCGAATCTCCAACAATCAATTGGTGGTATCGAAACACTTTTCCAAGGGTCTGCAAAAATTGTCAAAAAATATGCTAACGAAGCATATAAGACGACAGGTCTTTCAGCCAATGCCTACATGGAAAACGTGACTGGCTTTAGTGCAAGTTTGTTGCAATCTTTGGGTGGCGATACTCGGAAGGCTGCAGATGTGGCTAACATGGCCATGATTGATATGGCAGATAATAGCAATAAGATGGGTACATCCATGGATCGTATACAAGATGCTTATCAAGGATTTGCTAAGCAGAATTATACGATGTTGGATAACCTTAAGCTCGGGTACGGTGGTACCAAGACCGAGATGGAGCGCTTGCTAGCTGATGCTACTAAGCTGACGGGTGTCAAGTATGATATTAATAATCTGTCAGACGTCTATCAGGCAATTCACGCCATCCAAGGTGATTTAAAAATTACTGGAGCGACAGCTGTCGAAGCATCAACTACCTTTACAGGGTCGTTTAATGCGATGAAAGCTGCTGCTCAAAATGTTTTGGGTAATTTGGCCCTTGGGAAAGATATTGGACCATCACTTCATAGTTTATACGAAACAGCGAAGACATTTTTAGTTGGAAATCTCATCCCTATGATCGGGAATGTCTTGAAAGGGATTCCTCATCTTATTTATGGAATCTTGCAGGATGGCCTTACTGCTGTTTTTGGTGAGGGCGTTGCTGAGCCAATACTTGAATGGGTGTATAACACTTTTGCTGATATTAGCGCAATTGCAAATACATTGTTCGATATGATATTCGGTTCCATGAACAAGATGGACAATGTTGACTTCTTAAAAAGCTACTTGGGTATCGATGAAAAGACAGCTCGTAGCATTGTAAATATTGGGGAAAATATCCGTGTGACCTTTGAGAATATCGGGGCCACCATCGGAAATATCGCTGGTATTGTAGGTAGTTTTGTCAGTGATCTGCTTGGAATTGGTGGAAGTGAACAAAGTGTGAACTTGATAGCTTCAGCATTTGAAGGTCTTACTAAATTTTTGAGGAGTGCATCTGCAAAATTAAAAGATTTTACGAGCTGGCTAAAAGGCAATCCTGCTGCATTAGATGCCTTGAAGGCTTCAGTTGTGGGAATCACAACTGCATGGACTGGCTATAAAGTAGTGATGGGAGTTATAAAAGGAATTGAGACTGCCAGAAAAGCGATACTCGCAATAACAAATGGGTTGATGTTGGCTCAATTCGTCAGAACTAATGCCTTAACTGCTGCTGAGGCTGCTAATGCAGCTGCAACAATGGGAGCAAGTGGAGCGTTTGGAATTTTCAACACAGTCTTATCTGCAAATCCTATTGGATTAATTGTCACAGCTATTGCTGCACTAACAGCTGGTTTAACTTGGTTCTTTACTCAAACCGAGACAGGTCGTAAGATTTGGAGTGGTTTTGTATCCTGGATAAAATCCGCATGGAAAGGGATTGCTGAATTCTTTTCTGGTCTTTGGAAAGGAATTTCTGATGGAGCTATCAATCTCTGGAATGGAGTGGTATCAGTTTGGAATGGTGTCATTGATGGCATCAAGGGTGCATGGGAAGGAATCAAGGAATTCTTCTCTGGCCTCTGGAGTGGTATCTCTGATGGAGCTTCGAATGCCTGGAACGGAACGATTGAGGGGATTAAATCTGCCTGGCAAGGGATTTCCGATTTCTTCTCTGGATTGTGGGAATCAATCACTAGTTTAGCAACTACAGCATGGACCACAATCACCAGCTCAGTTTTATCGATTGTGCAACCTTTCATCGATACTTTCATGAGCATCTGGAATGGCATGAAAGATGGTATTTCTCAGGTATTCGAAGGGATTAAGTCTATTTTTACTGGTGCTTGGGAGTTGATTAAAAGTATTGTATTAGGAACGGTCCTGTTCATCATTGATTTGGTAACACTTGATTTTAAGAAGTTAGGTGAGGATTTGGGATTAATCTGGGATGGTATTAAGAACGCCATTTCAACTGTTTGGAATGGTATCTGTACTTTCTTCTCAGGAATTATTAATACAATCATTGGTTTCTTTACTGGAGCTTTCGAAGGACTTAAGACATTTTTAGCTGGTGTATGGGATGCAATTAAATCTGTAGCTGAGACTGCGTGGAATCTAATCACATCCGGTATAAAAGCCATTATTGATGGTTTTATTGCTGGTGCTCAGGCTGTATGGGATGGATTTAAAGGATTTCTATCTGGACTTTGGGACGGCATTAAATCTACAGCCATAAGCATGTGGAACGGGATCTGTTCTGGCATAAAAGCCATTATTGATGGTTTTATTGCTGGCGCTCAAGCCGCATGGAATGGGTTTAAGGGGTTTATGGCTGGCCTTTGGGACGGCATTAAATCCACAGCAACAAACATGTGGAATGGCATCAAAACAGGGACTTTAAATATAATTGACGGATTGGTTTCTGGTGCGCAAAGGTTCTGGGACGGTATGAAAAATGGCGTTAAAAATCTTTGCGATGGTGTTAAAAATCTATTTAGTGGCTTGGCTCATATTGACTTAGCTGGCGCTGGTAAGGCAATCATGAATGGATTCCTTGGCGGTCTAAAAGCTGTCTGGGGTGGTATTCAGGATTTTGTTGGCGGTATCGCTGGCTGGATCCGGAAGCACAAAGGACCGATTTCTTATGACCGTAAGTTGCTGATCCCTGCTGGTAAGGCAATCATGGGAGGATTTGATGAATCCCTGCAAGAAAGCTTTAAAGGTGTCCAGAAGACGGTCGGAGGAGTTGCTGGTTGGATTTCAGATGCCGTTTCTGGAGATGGATTTGATTTTGGAAATGATACTGCTTTTAATCGCAATATCACATCTACACTTCAGATGCCAAATAGCAAATATGAAACCACAGAGTCTAAGATGGTATCTGAGATTGCCATTCTAAGGTCAAGTTTAGATATGTGGCTTGAGAAGATATCAAATAAAGACTCTAACACGTATCTGGACGGTGAGAAATTGGCTATTAATGCTTATCAACGTCAAGGACAGATCATGGCTAGAGAGGGGATTTAATGGCAGTAAATTATCTGATTATCAATAAATTTAATACTGGCACTATATCAGATAGTGTAGTAACTGATTTTGGAGATATTAAAGGAGCTATCCCTCGCTACGATGAACAAAAGAAACTCTATGGGATCAATGGTCAGTACAATATCGAAGATGGTGCTTATGATGGCTATGAGCGGACGTTGAAAGTTTTCGTAAAACGATACGAGGACGCTCAAGCAATCATCAATGCATTTAACAAGCTTGATAATGTATTAGAGTTTAGTTATCAACCTGATAGTATCCACTATGCTGATTTGTTGGATTCGGAAATATCGCTTCATGGTCAAAACAACTGGATTGTAAGCATCAAGATCTATCAACATCCTTTCAGATATTTAAAAAATGTTCAAGAGGTTGCTTTTGGTAGCAGTGGAACAGTGACCAATCTAGGAACGGTTTACTCAGAGCCTATCATCACGATTGAGGGGCAAGGTGAAGTAACGTTAACCATCGGAAATCAGACGATGGTTTTGAATCTTTCTGGTGGGGCTAAAATTGACTGTAGGCAACGTAAGCAAAATGTCTATACGTTAAACGGGCAACTGCGAAACACTATCCGTGTAAGAGGTCCGTTCTTCGAACTAAAACCAGGAATCAGCGGGATTACGACTACGGGAAATGTATCTAAAATTAAAATTCAAGGGAATTGGAGGTATCGCATTTGATTTATTTAAAAGAGGGTAATATCCCTCTTAATTTTTGTTTTGAAGATGACATCACTCAAGAAGCGAACAATACTTATCAATTGTCCTTTAAATTTCCAGTCAGTGATGAGAAATGGACTTCGTTAAAAAATGAAGTGCATCTTCTTGCTGATGATTTGTCTGGAGAGCAAGAATTTGTAATCATTGATGTCCAAAAGGGACATGGGTATATTACTGTCTATGCTAATCAAGTGGCTACCTTGCTAAATGGTCATAGCGTCCGTAAGATTGATGTAGATCGAGCAAATGGGGCGACAGTCATGAATAAGCTGGTAGAAGGACTAAAAAGAGAATGTCCTTTTACATTTTTTTCAGACATCCAAGACAAGCATACTCTTAGACTTGATAATGTATCGGTAATTGATGCGCTCACAAAAGGTCAACATTCGATTATTGGTCAATGGGGTGGTGATTTAATCCGTGATAAATACTCAGTTAGGTTATTAAAAAATGGAGGGATTGAAAATCAATCTCTTTTTATGTACAAAAAAAATCTATCCGAGTACAAAGAATCGACCACTACTAAATCCCTAAAAACAAGGATTCACTTTCGCAAGGTCATTACTGCCTCTGGCGAGGGTGAGAAAGAGAAAGTCCTTGAAGTTACTGTAGATAGTACGCTGGTAGATAAGTATAAGCATATCTACGAGTATGATATGGAAGTCCAAGATCAGGATGTTAAAACTCTTGAGGATTTGAAAGAATATGGTAAGAAATACTTTCAATCAAGCCTGTGTGACCTGCCTGAAGAGAATCTAGAGATTAATGTTATCGGTCAAGCTGACCAGCCTGTTAAACTTTTTGATACTGCATCAATCTATTATGAGCTATACAATGTGGATATTCGAAAGAAAATTACAAAGTATAGTTATGGTCCGATGGCCAAGAAGCTAAAGAAAATCGGATTTGGCAAAATTTCGCGATCTCTTGGTGGAGCTATCGGTCAAATCATTAATGATTCGGTGGCGGATAAAATTGCTAGTCATGATGCAAAGGTCCAACAACTTATCGATAATGCTAATGCTGAGTACGATAAGAAGGTTAAGAGTCTAGAGCAGGACATTACTGACGGAATCGAACAGGCTAAGGCTAAAGCCGAGGTAGTAAAGGAAGAGATTACCGCTGAAATCTCTGAGAAAATAAAAGCTGCTAACAAGACTAATAAAGATGAAATTATAGAAGAATTCAAAGCTAGATACAATGGCATTGAAGTCAAGGTAGAGGATCTTAAGGCTACTGCTAACGGGCTGTCAGAAATGAACACTGCGATCCAAAAAGAAATGGATAACTTTAAGGCTTCGACTGCAAGTAAGTTTGCTGGTATATCGGGTGCGCAGTCCCATTATGAGCAAAGTACCAACAAAGCGATTTCTGACCTTGTGAAGGTAGCACAAAATAAAGCTGATCGGGCTTATGTAGAGCAGACGGCTCAAGGGATTAAAGAGACAATCTCAAATATCAAAATCGGTAGACGAAATTTGATAAAAGGGACTCGTCTATTCCCAGGGATTAAAGGAGTAGTCGGTGAATTCAATGGATTTAAAGTAATTCGGTCTGAAATCACGCAAGAAAATCAAAAGGTTATTGATATGTTCGTGACGAATACAACTGTGCCAATGGTTGGAACCGAATATACAGCTATATTTTGGGCCAGGGCTTCTCGCAACGATTATAGATGTGTACTGCATCTATTTAGCCCTAACAGTGTTACAAAAGTAGTTACTAGTACAGGATTCGTTGCAGACAACTTGATTGATGGATATGCTATATTTACTATTACTAACGAATGGAGACTATATTGGGTAAAATGGACCCAAACACCCGTAAGTGTGCCTAAACGTGTCATTTTTGGGCGACACGGGGCAAATTATGGCCAAAAGAAAGGTGATTGGCTTGAAATATGTGCTCCAGCCGTTTTTGAGGGTAACATGCCTGGCGACTGGAACGAAGCCCCCGAAGATGCCACAAGTACATTCCAAGCTGAGTTCGAGAAAACTGCTAGAGGTTTAGAGACTAAAATCACATCTTTTGAATCTTATGTTCAAGCTGATGGAACACGTCAAGAGACGTTGAAGAAGTACATCGAAGATAAGACAGCATCTAGTTTGACCGCATTTAGAGAGGATATAGAATCTGGCTATATATCAAAATCCAAATACGAAGAAGATTCTCGTGGGATTACTCGAAGATTTGAAGAGTTGAAAACTGGTGGACAAAATCTTGTCCTGAACAGTGGTGATCCTCAAAATCTAAAAAATTGGGGTGAAATCTCTCCAGATTCCGAACCAACAGCAAAAATAGTGACTAATCCTTTATATTTTGACGGGACTCGTAAGCTACTAGCTATAATCAATAGAAATAGTGCGTATTCCAAGTTTCTTTCTTCTCATCGATTTAATGTTAGGCAAAAAACCACTTATACTGTTGGGATTACACTTTTTTGTTCGGAAAATTTAAAAGGTGCTGAATTAGTATTTTTCCTCAGAAGAAAAGGATCTGCACAACTATTCGAAAGATTCATTACATTGCTTGAAGGAGTACAGCTACCTAACAATGAAGCTAAAAGATTTTATTTTAAGGTTGATTCTGAAATTTATGATGAAGCTTTTTTGAGGTTTAAAAGTAGCGGTAAAACTGAAGGTGACGAATCTGCACTATACATCGCTGATGTGGATGTCTATGAGGGAACGATTGAGCGACCTTGGCAGGCTGCTGAAGACGAAGCTGGCAAGAAGCTGGAAACAAAGATGGCAGAATATAGTCAGACCATCGATGGTGAGTTGAAGAAATTGGCAAGTCAAATTGATGATACTATCAAAAAGACTGATGTAGACATCACACCAGGTCAAATCACTTTTGGCGTTGGAAAAACCATCAACGGCAAGACTATTAGCTCATTATTCGTGCAGGATCCTGAATCGATTGCCTTGATTTCAAAATTAATCAAGGTCAAAGGGGATATGATTGTTGATGGGTCTATCTTGGGCCGACATCTTAAAACTGGCACATTAGAGACGGGCCACTTTAAGGCTGGATCAGTAACCAGTGAAATTTTAGCAGCTAACGCTGTTACTGCTGATAAGGTTCAGGTAGATTATGCCTTGATCAGTAAATTAATTGCCAATCAAGCCTTTATCCGAGAATTGACTTCTCAGAGAGCCTTTATCACTCAGATTAACTCGATCGATTTCAGTGCTGAGCGGATGCAGGGCGGTCGGTTGCTCTCGATTAATAAAGCAACTGACTTTAATCTAAACGATGGAAGTATTAATTTATATTCGAATACAGGAGTAATCAGGCGGATTGATGATACTACAGCATCAGAGTTTATCAAGTTAAACCAGAGCGGATTTATCGGAGAGCGGGTGAGGGATTCGAAGGCTGCCCGAATCGTAATTGGTACTAACCATGACAAGACGGAAAATACTGAGAATGAGACATTCGCTGGAACTCGTCTCTGGTCTGGTAAGAGCGGGTCAGAAAATGAATCGCTCTATGAAATCGTATCAGACCGTATCATCTTCTACTCAAACGGACGCTATCGTAGCCCGTGGATTATCCACAATAACACGCGAGATGGAAGCTCTTATCTGATTCCAGGAAATGAAAAGGGCGTACGGCACAATTTGGGGCGTGGTGACAAGCATTTTTCAGGAGCTTGGATAGATAATATTTTTATAGGTAAAAACGCTTATAACGTTGGTACTTATTTATGGGATCTATTGACATGCCTTGGTCAAATTTCCAAATATGGCTGGGATCTGAAAAACCAGAACATCAGAAGTCACATAACGGGCGTACTTAACAAGTACAGCTTTAAATAGAAAAAGGAGAAAACATGGAAGAAAATATCTTACTAGCAATCATCACTGAGTTAAATCAACAACTCAGTGATAAAACACTCAATGAGGTCGAATATAAAGCCCGACTGAATGATGAAAAACAAAAAACAGCTCAACTTTATAACGAAGTTGAAGTCTATCGCTCTGTCCTTGATTCAGACAAAGATTTGAAGGACTTGTTCGAAGAAATCAAAAATAAAAACGAGGTAAATGCTTAATGGACTATAAAGTACAATCAAGATTTTTTGATCCCATCACAAATACGACGAAAGTGGCAATCAAGCAAGATTTCCCGTACCGAGTATTTGAAGAAATCCTATCAAATAATCGCACAGAAGAAGACGAAACTACTTTGGTTGAGGCTGTGCTGAATATCGTTCGGATGGAGCTGGATCCATCTGGTGCTATCGTAGCACTCAAGAAAGAGCTTGACAAATCTATTGAAGCTAACAATGGAGCCATTCAGAAGATCCAAGAGCTAACTCAAGAAAATGAGAGAAAAGATGCTCAAATCCAGAACAACAAAGCTCTTGCTGATTGGTCGGTTCTCGTAGCTGTTACCAATCAAGACAATCCACTTGATCCCACTCTTTACAAACGAGCGCTTGAACTTGTGGAAGCTGCCCAATTAGGAAAGACCTACAAAGAACATGATATCTTCACCTTGATTGATCCAGACCACACTGAACAATACAGCGAAGGGAAACGTGTCCTTGTACAAGTCAACTATGATTTCACATACAATGGGGAATCAATCAAAGATTTGAAAGGGCCGCTTTTTCAAAATGGCAAGCTTGCAATCTACAATTGGGAGGTTCCTAAAGAAGATAAGAAAAACAAACCATCAGGAGACCTTGAGACCCAACCAGTGGCACAACCTGAATCTTAATTGAAAGGAGTGTGATTGATGTATCAAGAACCAGATGGAATCTTTGGAATTATTGAAGTAGTCCGTGACTTCTATGATCACGGAATTGATGAACACATGATTGTATTTCTATTGATGGCCATTGTTGCTCTAGATATCGTTATAGGAGTATCTAGAGCGTGGGCCTATCACGAGTTTTCAAGTCGCAAATGGAGAAAAGGGCTAGTGAGCCACACAGCTATGATTTTAATTGTAGCAATTGGCTATCCATTCGCCCTATACATGAATCTGGGGCCTGTAGTTGATGCCTTCATTGTTGCAATGATGGCGGCTTACGGTTCTAGTATTCTAGCCAGTCTTTCAGCTTTAGGTGTTGAAATCCCTGGGCTGGATCATCTTGTAAAACAAAATATTGATCATGAAAAATTTAAGTTAAAAGAAGGTTCGAAAGGACCAAGTAAATTGATTAAAAAAGGAGAAAGTAAAAAATGAATCAAATCACAGATATTGTCGTAAGCGGAGCTATGAGTATTTTAGTAGTGCTAGTTGGTATTGTCGTTAACTCTGTTAAACAGTACCTTTTGACAAGAGGAGGCAAGAAAGCCATTGAAACCGCTGAAATCCTAGCTAAAAATGCCGTACAGGCTACGGAACAAGTAGCGGACAAATTGGGAATCAACGGACAAGATAAATTTGAACATGCTAAAACTAGCTTGATTGAAAGCCTTGAAGCATACAATATTTATCTTACTAACGATCAGCTAAATACATTTCTTGAGTCAGCCGTTAAAACGGCTAACGAATCTTGGAAAAAATAAGAGGAGAAAACACAATGGATAAGGTCAAATTATTTCAAAATGAGGTTCTAGGGTCTGGATTCGACATTGACGGCTGGTTCGGTTGGCAATGTTGGGACGGGTATGCTAAATACTGTTTATGGTTAGGCGTGCCGTTTTCAAACTGTATGGTTTCTGGCTATGTGAAGGATCTATGGGAACAGCGCTACAACAACGGTATCCTTGATTACTTCGACGAGGTCGAAAACTTAGAGGGTGGGGAAGTTGTTATCTTTACGGAAAATGAATGGACTCCCGTTTCTCACGTTGCTGTTTTCATCGCTGACATTGACGGAACACAAGGCTGGTTCTTGGGTCAAAACCAAGGCGGAGAAGCTGGACCAAACGGAGGCGGAGCATTTAACCTTGTTGCCTTTCCGTACAGCACCCTTTATCCAACGGCATTTCGTCCTAAAGGTGAGGCATTGCCTAAGCAAGAGCTTAAAGAAGCTGTTACTGAGGTCATGGAAAGCCATGAGGCGCCATTTTATTCAGAAGACGCCACATTTACCGTTGGTGATAGCCCAATCAATGTCCGACGTGAACCTAGCTTAACTGGTGAAATCGTGGCAGTCTATCAGCCGGGAGATAAGGTTCATTATGATTCCAAGGGGTCTAATGATGGCTACCGCTGGATTTCATACGTGGGAGAGTCTGGCAATCGTAACTATTTGGCTATTGGCCAAACAGATGAGGCAGGCAATAGAATTGACCTCTGGGGCGAGTTGTCATAAAAAAACAGAGCGGAAACTCTGAGAAAATAAAAACATAGAAATTAAAATTTAATTCAACCCTACCGGCTTAGGCTGGTAGGGCTTTTTTGTTGTAAAAAAATAAAAAAATTTTAAAAAAAGTTTGTAAAAAGGGTTGACAATATATAACAAATGTTATATAATAATAATGTAAGGAGGTTGGCAGACCTTACAAATAAAATAGGAGGTAAAGATATGCGAGCCAAGCATAAGAAAAAGCCATCAAAACTGAAATTCAAGTTCTCCGTCAAGATAAACTTAGTAATCATCAGCTTTGAATGGCAAATTGAAATCGGGGAGTAAACCTCCCCGCCCCTAAGGGGGCTTATGTATAGTATATCAAAAATTCTTATGAAAGTAAACTTTAGAATTACCAAGCATCCTTTTGATTGGATAGCATTCATTATCTGGTTGATTGTAATTGTTGCCGTTATTTACATTTTAATTAAATAGGAGAAGGTCAGATGAAAGCGGATAGTAAAAAGATTAAGTGGTTACTTGATAATTTCAGCCAATACGAAATTTCAAGAGCAACCGGAGTGGCCCAGCCTAGCTTGTCAAATATTAAGTCAGGTACAAGAAAAATTGAAAACCTTAGCTTAAAAGTGGCTAGTAAGTTAACAGAATATGCAGAGGAATTGAAAATGGAAAAAGCAAATCAGCTACTTGAAACAATCAAAAACAACGACGTATCATACGCTATTGTCAATGAAGACGGAGCAGTTTATTGCAACAGAGAAACTAGCAATATTATGGATATCTATGGACATGATGGTGAAGATGGACACTTCTACGGAGTTTATGGGGATGCGGTTGGTGGACAGCTTGATAGTCGTAACGTCTCTGATGATGTTATTTTGAAAGCTATTCAACTAATGCTAGGATTGGGTGAGCCTGTAAAACGCTCAGAATTATCTACAGGTTCTGATTTCAAACAAACCTTTTTAAGTGGATATTTTGAGGTTGTTGAATTAATGAAACAGTCTGGTCTTCTTCAAGAACAAGAAGAAAATGAGAAAGTTAAAGAATGGGTTGAAGCTCACAAAGATGTTGCGGGTTCAACAGTTAAACATTCATCCTTTGGAATTGGTAAAGTGGTAGAAATCAAAGAAAATACTATTGTTATAGATTTTGAAGATGCAGGAAGAAAATCGTTAGCTCTTGAGGCGGTCGTAGAAAGCAACTTATTACATTTTGAATAAAAAGATCGTAATAGATCTTTTTTCGTTTAAATGGAAAAAAGCTAAAATGTCTATTTCAACAGACATAAATTCACTGGTTTTTGATACCCAAATTGATACCCACTTTTTATAAATATTACATTTTTTATCACAGATTTAACTGTGATAGGTATTAATCAATGCGAGTTTTAAGGCTATTTCATTAAATGTCATAAAAAAGCCATTAAACAAGTTTCTGTTTACCCAATCGCTAAATAAGGTTATAAAACCACTAAACAAA